TTTTAAAAATGTTTGTGTTTTCTAAGGTTTAAATCTCTCGTGCTATAATTAAATTTGTAGAATTTTAACTTTAAAATATAAAAACATGTCGGATTTATCAAATATTACTAGTCTTACTGGTTTAACTATCGAAAGTGATCAAACACTTGGTACAAATAATCCTAATGCTACTTTTGCAATTCCTAATTTAACTACTGCGCAAATAGCTAAGTTAGAAAACGTTACGCCGTATGTACCAGCTAAGGAAGCAGCCGCTGTAACAGTAAAACCTGGTACAGAGATTTTTAATATATCTACTGGTTTTGCTCAAGTTTTTCAACAAGGCGTTTGGCAAAACATCTCAACTACTAGCAGTGGTGCAACAGGAATTGGTTTAACAAATGGAACACCATTTACTCTTCCGTCTGGTGCTAATGAAGATGTAGAAGTAGCAGCTAATGCAGTTAATGGCTTTATGTATTATAACATATCTTCAAATGCAATACGTGCTTATGTTAATGGAGCATGGGGTGGAATTAATTTTACTCCAGATGAATAATAAATTGTTATGGAATCGAATTACGATAATTTGTCATTGCAAATTATTACTTATGCGAATCAAGTAGATAGCACTAGTTTTATTAATGCTGTGCCTTTTTTTATTTCGATGGGACAAGATCGTATTTGGAATGAATTAAAAACCCTTGGTTATGAAAAAGTATCGGAAATTGGTGATTTTGTTGCAAATAATGCAATTATACAAAAACCAGCTAATTGGAATAAAACGATATCGATAGTTTATGGAACAATAGACTCTCCTTTTACTAATAGTACTGTTTTGTTTCCTAGAAGTTATGAGTTTTGCATTAATTATTGGCCCAATTCCAGTCAAGGTGATCCAAATAACCCGCCTTTATTTTATGCTGATAGACAAAAAAATCAAGCAGGTGGTGATGGTACTCCATATCAAGCAATATTTATTAGTCCTACACCAGCCGCAACACTTAAATATCAATTAACTTATTTATGTCGAGTAGATTATATAACAGATAAAAATCAAACAAATGTTCTAACTAATTATTATCCTAATCTTTTATTTTATTCATGTTTTTTGGAAGCTCTAATTTATTTAAAAGACGATCAACGAACAGTTCAAGGACTTTATCAGAATGCTTTAGCGGCTGCAAAAGAATTAACTGAAGATCGTTATACAGATCGTGGCGTAAAAAGGGATAAGGATTAAATCATGGCAGATCAAGTTTTCCCTATTACTTTTAAACCAGGTATTCTTCGTGACGGCAGTCCGTTTCAAGGAGAGTATTGTACTAATGCTCAGTGGACTAGGTTTTTTAAAGGATTTCCGCAAAATATTGGCGGAATGACAGCATTAAAAACTACTGTGCCTTTAGAAAAAGCACAAGCTACCTGTATATATGTTGATCAAGAAACAGAAAACCCACCAAACATATTTATAGGATTATCAACTCCTTATACTACAGGAGGACAAAATTTTGTTTTAACTCTTTTTAAGAGTGAAAATGCCACTTGTACTCCACCAACGATAAACAATCCTATTTCAGGCGCAAATTGGCAAATAATACCTATTATTTTTCAAAGTGGGCCAGTTGCAAAAAAGTCTATTCTTTGTGTACCTCGGATGACTGCATCTATTACTTCAAATTCCCCGTGTCCTGAAATATGGAATTATTGCGATAATAATTGGGTTAAAGTTACAAATATGTCAGATACTACTGCAAATTATAGCAAGCTTTTGGTAGAGCTTACAGGTGGGGTGCTTTTTGTTAATCCCTATTTATTCGTGTACGGTAATAACGGACTTGTCAGATGGTCAAAAAGCAAGGGGCAATTAAATCTTACTGCTGAAAGTCCATTCAAATTTGAATTACTAAAATATTCTATCAATATATCAACTGACAAAGTTATTTGCGCAGCAGGAATAAGAGGCGGCACAGCCAATCCTTCTGTTCTTTTTTGGACGTTATCTTCCGTGATAAGATTGACTAATAATGGAACTATTAATGCAAGCGATCCAGATGATATTAGTTTTAAAAAAGAAATTATCACAAATGATAGTTCTATTTTGTCGTCTAATTGCGTTGTGGAATATGATGGAATATTTTATTGGCCTGGTACAGGACGATTTTTTACATATAACGGCGTTGTATTGCCACTGGAAAATAACCTAAATCGCCAAACTTTTTTTGCAACTCTTGATATAAAAAAACGTCAATTAGTTTTTGGCGTTAAAAATATTGTTAAAGATGAGATCTGGTGGTTTTATCCGGAAAAAGGCAACTCTGCTAATGTTGGATGTACAAGAGCTGTCATTTATAATGTAATCGATAATAGTTGGTATGATACTGCAATTACCAGAGATTGCGGCTATTTCGATAATGTTAGCGGTAATATGTATACTGTCGGTCAAAATTTAGTTCCATACGATGGGGATGAAAATACTTATATTTGGCAACATGAAACTGGAACAGATCAGATTAACAATAATTATCCTAATACTAATAATCCGTTAATTCTTCCTAATAAAGCTATTCTGTCTTATTTTACAACACCTATTATTTCATATGCCTCGTTTAATAATTTTAAACAAGCTTCTGGAATAGATAGATGGATG